TACTGTGTATATTTTTGATGGGAATGAATGGTGGGAAGTTGTCCCAGATTCTTATTTGAAAAAACTGATTGGACTTAATGATGACAAGTGAATTTCTTTATGTGGAAAAGTATCGTCCTCAAGTAATCGAGGATTGTATTCTTCCTGATGATACTAAAAAAACCTTTAAGGAGTTTGTGGAGAAGGGTGAGATTCCAAATCTCCTTCTTGCTGGACCTCCTGGAATTGGTAAAACCACAATTGCAAAGGCACTGTGTAATGAATTGGGGGCAGATTATTATGTCATCAACGGATCCGACGAAGGACGTTTCCTGGATACTGTACGAAACCAGGCAAAGAACTTCGCTTCGACCGTCTCACTTACAGGATCTTCTAAACACAAAGTCATCATCATCGACGAAGCAGACAATACCGGTAATGATGTTCAACTCCTACTACGTGCGAATATTGAGGCATTTTATAACAACTGCCGCTTCATCTTCACCTGTAACTACAAGAACAAGATTATTGAACCTCTTCACTCTCGATGCGCAGTTATCGATTTCACAATCAAAGGGAAGCAAAGAGTTCAACTTGCAGGAAGTTTCTTTCAACGACTTCAAACAATCTTGGATGCGGAAAAGATTGAATACGATCAAAAAGTCGTTGCGGAACTTGTTACAAAACACTTCCCGGATTTTCGTAGGGTTCTAAACGAGATTCAACGATACTCTACTGGTGGTAAAATTGATTCTGGTATTCTTGCATCCTTCTCTGACGTTTCTGTAAATGAACTCATCAAGAACCTTAAAGACAAGAACTTTACAGAGGTTCGTAAGTGGGTGGTCTCCAACCTGGATAACGATGCTAGTAACCTACTTCGCAGGATTTATGACGCCTCTTTTGATTGCCTTGAACCCCAATCTATCCCTGCTGCCGTTCTTATTATTGCTAAGTATCAATACCAATGTGCTTTTTGTGCCGACCAAGAGATTAACTTACTCGCCGCTCTTACCGAAATAATGTGTGAATGCGAATTTAAGTAATACAAAGTTGCTTTTGTATAAATAGTTATAGCAAATGCGAGTTGGTATTATGATAAAAGAAGGGGCAAAATGGTGGAACAATGGGCAAGTGAATAAAAGGTCCGTTGAATGTCCTGGCGATAGTTTTGTTCTTGGTAGGATTTCTTATCCAAGAAAACCTTTAACTGAAGAAACAAAAGAAAAAATTAAAAAATCAAATACTGGCAAAATTCCTTGGAACAAAGGAAAAACTGAAATATATTCCAAAACATCTTTGGAAAAAATGCGAAAAGCAAAAGAAAATTATGTTCCTTGGAATACTGGTTTAAATATGAAACAACTTGGTTATGTTTCTTGGAATAAACAACCAGAAAATAAAAAAACAAAGTATAAAGAGTATCGTTATTTGGTTGATAAATTGAGTGAGATTAATTATGTTAAATATTATGATATGATTAATCCAGAACATAAACCAAGGACCAAGTGTGGAGTTGATGGTGGTTATCAATTAGACCACATTTATCCAGTTTATGAAGGATTTATAAATGATATTCCACCAGAAGAAGTTGCTAAAGTTGAAAATTTGAGAGTTATTCCTTGGGAAGAAAACCAAAGAAAAAAACATAAACTATTGTAATGTGAGTGTGAATTTAAGTGAGTAGTATGAAATTGAATGTAACTCGACTAAACAGTATTACGGAACAAAAAAAAGTAGGAAACAAAAAGAAAACAAAAAACTGGGAAGAATACTGTATGGTCTCTTATAGGGAGATGAAATCAATTGTTGATTTGTGGCAGGATCATGATTTTGATTCTCGTCCTCTTACAAGAAGTTACTATATTAAAGTTTTTGATTGTTCTCAAGTAAACTTTACTGGTCTTGCTAGTGAGAATGCAATCAAAAATAAACTCAATGGCGAGAAAGTTGTATATGATCATTGCCTTTCTCCTCAATTTGTAACTAGAATGATTCTAGATAATCCAGACATTTATCTCAAAGATTATGAAAGTTTTAAAGATATTTTCTGGGAGAGTTGCAAAACTATTATGGTAACTCAAAAAGAAAATCTAATGCTTTCATATCTAACTGAAAATGACGGGTATACTTATGGAGTGCATGTACCAACTCATTTAAAGTATAAACACCTGGGAATTAAATTATTTTTTCGCCCAACAATTAGAGGTAAATGGAAAGATGCTGTTCCTCTAGATACAGACATCATTGAAGTACCAGAAAATCTGGTAGAATATGAAAAGTATTTTTTGGTTTAATTATTATGTTAACACACGAACAGGCAATTTGGGCAGCAGATCAATTTATTGATTATTATTCTAAATTCAATCGAATTGATGATTATTTGAGATATGTAAAGAATAGTAGGATTGAAGATTCATCTGGAAAATTATTTGGTCCAGATGATGAAATATTTTCTAATTTTGATCTTCATCCAAAAGACATGAAATTTTCTATTCATGTAGTAGACACATCTTCTAAACCAAAATCAAAGTATAATCAAGAATTGTATTCTGAGATTTTGAACGAAACTGCTTCTAATCCAATCGAAGAAGCAATTCCTGGTAGAACTATTAAATGGATAGTTACTGAAGATATTACAGATAAAATTGTAGGAGTTGTTAGATTTGGTTCTCCAACAATCAATTCAAAACCAAGAAATGATTACTTTGAGGAAGTGCTTCCTCTTTCTATAATTAATAAAGAGTTTGTAATGGGTTTTAATATTGTTCCAGTACAACCATTTGGATACAATTATCTTGGTGGAAAACTTTTAGCATTATTGGCATCTTCTAATGAACTCAAACGACAATTTGATGCAAAGTATGGAACTGATCTTCATTATTTTGAAACAACTTCATTGTACGGTACAACAAAAGGGGTATCCATGTATGATGGTCTTAAACCATATATTCGACACATAGGAGATACTGAAAGCAATTTCCTTCCATTGTTTCATGATGACTATTTTCGTGAAATGTTTTGGTGGTTTAATAATAATGCTAATGGTGGAGAAAGGTTAATCTCAGCAGATAAGTCTTCAAAAAAACTTAAAATTCAAACCAAGATGATTTCAATCATCATAAAGTCTCTTCAAGATGATTCAAAGTTACAAGAATTTAAAAAGTGTATTGAACATGCTAAGTCTTTGACTGAAAAGAAAAGATATTATATTTCTAAATTTGGATATGAACCTAAAGAAGTTATTGAATGGTGGAAAGTCAAGGCGTCAAAAAGATATGAAAAGTTACTTCGAGATAATACACTTAGAACCGAACTTGAATTATGGAAACCTGGAACTGATTTGGAGATTATTCGATGAGTATTGAACTTAAACATTGGTTAAACTCAATAAATTTTTCAAAAGAAAATTTAATTGAAGATTCTAGTAGTATTAAAGACTATTCTCCCTATATTATTAACCGATGTTTGTCTGGAGAAATTGATTGTGTTCTCTTTGCTAATGAAATGAACTTAAATCACCACCTGGACAAAGATATGCAATATTCTTTTTTTCTAAATACTATAAGAAAAAGGAAGAGATATTCTCCCTGGCTCCGTAAAGATAAAATTAAAGACTTAGAGTGTGTGAAACGTTATTATGGATATAGTAACGAAAAGGCATCTCAAGCATTGAAAATTTTGTCAAAAGAGCAAATCGACTTTATTAAACAAAGACTTGAAATTGGCGGAACAAAATGACAATTCAAACAATTGAACCACAGGTAAATTGGTCTCAAGACCAAATGGTTGAAGTTATCCTAAACGAACCAGATGATTTTCTAAAAGTAAGGGAAACTTTAACTCGTATTGGGGTTGCATCCAGGAAAGAGAAAAAACTTTATCAATCTTGCCACATCTTACACAAGCAAGGTAGATATTACATTGTTCATTTTAAGGAGTTGTTTGCTCTTGATGGTAAGCACGCCAACTTGACCGTGAATGATGTTCAACGACGTAATCGCATTGTTCGCCTTCTTGCAGACTGGGGACTTATTACGGTTCTAAATCAAGATAAAGTATCTGATATTGCTCCTTTGAATCAAATCAAAGTTCTTGCTTATAAGGATAAGGGAGACTGGATTCTTGAACAAAAGTATAACATTGGTAAAAAAGGAAAAGCAGTAGAAACCGAATAAATAAGTATGGGACCTTTCGTGCGGTCTCTACAAAAGTCGGAACACCCTAAAGAGAAGTTCGGTTTTTACCGTTCTTCTCTTTTTTGTTTCTTGTATTTTATAAGTATATGAAAAACATCTTAAAAACAATGTAGTAGAAACCACACTTTAAAAATAATACAAACTATTATAAATTATTAATGATCGCCTTATTGGGATCGCACAAACAAACTCGCTTTTAAAGGAGCTACTATAATGACTAATCTGATGAAGTATCAGTCTGCGGATCTTCCTGCTTTGCTGGAAAGAATTAATCGCAATACGATTGGTATGGATGAATACTTTGATCGTATTTTTAAAATTCACGAAACAACTTCCAATTATCCGCCATATAATCTTGTTCAAGTAAGCAACGTAGAATCTCGTCTTGAACTTGCACTTGCTGGATTTAAAAAGAAAGAAGTTTATGTCTACACGCAAGATGGTAAACTTTTTGTTGAGGGTCAAAAAGAAGATAAAGAAACGGAGTCCAATTATATCCACAAGGGTTTGGCACAACGGAGTTTTAAGAGAGTGTGGACACTCTCTGATGATACGGAAGTTAGATCAGTTGATTTTGAAGATGGTCTTTTGACTGTGACTCTTGGTAGAATTGTTCCAGATCATCATAAGAGAAAAGATTACCTCTAAATAAAAATAAAAAATGAAAACCTTCCGGGAATTTAATGCTATTTTAAGAGAAATGAAAGATGACTTTGGTGCAAATGCAAAACCACCTAAAGCAAAGTGTGGTTGGGCAGGAACAACAACTTATGCTATGCTTCCTGGAAAGAAGGTTTGTAAGTTTAAAAGAAAGAGATAAATATAATTGAATATCGTCGGCGCGAGGAGCACCTGGCAAAATCCAGGTTGACTCCTCCTTTTTTTGTTGGTAGAATACTGAGAGGTATGGAGTGCAAATGACTGTAAAACTTTTACTTTTAAAGTCTGGAGAAGATATTATTGCAGACGTAAAAGAGATGGTAGTTGGTAAAGAAGAAAATGTGAGGGTTGTTGGATATTTTCTCCACAAACCTTGCGTTGTTAAGATGACCCCTCCATCTAATGTTCCCGAAGAATTTAAAGAAGAAATTGACCCACAGAAAGCATCTTTTCAGGTAACTCTTTTCCCGTGGATGCCTTTGTCCAAAGACAACACTATTCCAATTTCTACTGATTGGGTTGTTACTATGGTAACTCCAAGCGACAAACTAAATGACATGTATACTGAGGATGTAATGAACTATGGAAAAGACAATCAAAGTTTTGGCACTGACCAACAATCTAATTCTAATAACCAAAATTGAAGAAGTTGGTGCTGATATTGGAGAACCAGATTGTAAACTCATATCACCATTTGTTGTAAAAAGTGATAAAACTTTAGAACCATTTCTTTGTGGATATACAAAAGAAAAAACTTTTATGATGAGTTCGGAAAAGATTCTTACTCTTGTGGATCCAACACCAACTCTACTTGAAAAATATGAAGACTTGATTAAAGAATGATGCAACGCTTTTATACTAATGTTCAATTGATTGGAAACCAAATTCTTGTTCGTGGAGTTGAAAATGGAAAGAGATTTGAAAGTAGAGATGAGTTTTACCCAACTCTCTTTGTAAAAACTAAAAAAGAATCAAAATATAGAACTTTAAGTGGAGAATTTGTAGAACCTATAAAACCAGGAACTATTCGAGATTGTCGTGAGTTTTATAAAAAGTATGAAAGCGTAGATGGATTTGAGATTTATGGAAATGACAGGTATATCTGCCAATACATTTCTGAAAAATATCCAGAGGATGAAATCAAGTTTGATATTAGTAAAATCAAACTTGTAACTCTGGATATTGAGGTTGCTTCTGAAGCAGGATTTCCTGATGTCGAATCTTGTTCTGAAGAAATTCTTTCAATT